GTAAGCTCTAAGTTATTCTCATCTATCAATAATTCTACTAAATCCATAATTTCTCTTTTTATTAAATATATTATTATTTATTATAGTTTACTTCTCCTCCTAATTTTAGCTAATTTAGCCTGGCTATCACTAAGCTCATCAGTAATTACAAAAGCCTTTAAAGGCTCTGTAGATAATCCAGATATACCTGCTCCAGTACTAGGAGTAGTAGCTCCTCCTCTAGCAAAGCCTACACCTCCTCCTGCTACATTCATATTACTCAAAGCACCTCTAAACATCTTAGCAGATTTAGCATTAATAACTACCTCTCCTCTGGATAATTTAGCATTTACACTATCACTAGTACCATTACCATAGCCTCCTACTACACCTCCTCTAGCCATTTTAGGTATCTCTGTAGCCTTAATCTGCTCTACTTGTTTCTGCCCAGATACTAGAGCTGCTCCAGCAGCAATTATACCAAGTGCAGGCCCTATTACTGGTATTCCAGCCATAGCAGAGTATGCAGAGCTAGCACTCATAAAGCTATTAATTCTAGCCTCTGCTATCTTTGTAGTTTTCCAGCCATCAGTACCCTCCTGCTGCAAACTAGCCATTGAGCCTAATACACTAGCTACTGCTCCTAAATCTCCTAGCCCTAATTTTCTTTCTGCATCAGAGGTAGCCTTATTCTGGTCCTGCTTTTTCTTATTATACTTCTCATTAATTGCTGCCTTCATAGCCTCACTATGTTCAGTATCAGCTACACTATTTAAAGCATTTTGCCTATCTATCTCTATCTGAGCTAAAGCCCTCTCATTAACATCCTCTATCATTAGTAGAGCATTTTCTTGCTGGATAGCTAGTAATTTCTCTCCCTCACTTAGTGCTAAAGCCTCTTTTTTAGCTGATGCCTCCTCCTCAGCCTTTACATCTGCATCTATCTCAGCCTGCCTCTCTGCTGCTGCTGCTTTTTCTTTATCTCTGGTAGCTTGCTTTAATCCATTTAAAAAATTCTGTAAACCTATCTGCTTAGCAGTACTCTCCTCCTTAATAGCTGCTAGCTCTATCTGTAAATCAGCCTCAGCATCTAAATCCTCAGCCATACTCTCACCTAAAGCATTCTCCTCCTGCTTAATCCTTAATGCCTCCTCAGCTATAGCTATTCTCTCTGCCATTAAAGCCTGCTCAGTATCAAAAGCCTTCTGTGCTGCCTCTGTTCTCTCCTTATCTGATTTAGTTACATCCTCAGCTATTATCTTAAGTGCCTCTATCTCAGCTTTACTCTCAGCAGTTTTTACTCTTAAATCTCTCTGAGCATCAGCTAAACCATTAAAAGCCTTTTTAAGAGTTACGGCAGCAGTAGCCTCCTCTTTAATCTCATCAGTTATACCAGATAAAGCTCCTTTTACATCCTCTGCTGCTCCTTTAAAATCTCCAGAGAATACCTTAGCAATAGCTCCTCCTATCTGGCTAATCCTATCAGTAATAACTGAGATAGCAGCACCTACTCCAGCAAAAGCCTGCTCTAATAATTCTGCTCCTTTTTTAGTTTGTGTAAAATATGTAGCTAAAGAGGCAAAAGCAATAACTAACGCACCTATACCAGTAGCTGCTACTCCAGTTTTTATAACATTAAAAAGCACTTTAGCACCTCCAGCCATCTTACCTCCAAACATCATTCTCATACCTCCTCCAGCTAATTTAGCCTGGATAGCTATTTTCTTAAGTACACCAGCTGCTATACCTTTTAACTCCTTAAATTTACCTTTAACATCTCCTAGAGATACACCAAATAAACTAAAGTTATTTTTAGCATCATCTAACTCCTTTGTAGTATCAGATAAATTTTTATTTAATTCTTTAACATCTGCCTCTGCTTTTTCTGCTCCTTTTAATAAGAGCTTTAGTACTACATTTTCAGCCATTGTCTTTTATTCTTTAATTTATTACTCTTAATCTTAATATTATCTAAATTATTAATCACTAATTTAGTATATTCTAAATTAATAATCATCTCATTTTTTACCCTCTTAAATCTATCTATCATAAGGCTACTCCCGTTCTAATTTCTGTAAATTTAATAGTACTAGCCCACTCTATAATAGTATTAGCAGCTCCTCTTACATTCATAACAAAATTAGTCCCAGATACTGCACCAGTAGGCCTCCAAGTTGTATGATTACCAGAGCCTTGTATAGTATCTCTCTCTCTCTGTATACTTAGTACTCCAGATTTATTAATAACTACTCCTCTTTCTACCCAGCTTAAAAAATCTCCTGGATTACCAGTACTAGTACCTCCTACTCTTACTGCTAATACATCAGCATGAAAATACATAGCCGTATTGTCAGGAATAGTAAAAAAATTTGCAGTTATATTATTAAGATAGCTAGCCTTAGTATTACCATTTGTAGTCTGTACTCCATACATTAAAGTAGTAGTCTGCCTCTCAGCTAAATTATCATCTGGAGCATTACCTCCTAGCACTATAGAGTTACTAGCAGTAGCCTCTCCTTTAGTACCAGATACTATAGTATTACTTACATTATCTATAATACTATTACTACTACCTACTACTAAATCATTATTACAAGCATAATTTATATCATTATTAAGCCCTATAGTAGCAGTATAATTACTCTTAGCTCCTTTACTATTATTACTTCCAGCCTCTAAAAATATCAGCTCATCAATAAAATCAGTAGAGTTAGCTATTACATAGCATCTACTATTTACATAATTAAATCCATAAGCCTTACACTCATCAGCAGTAGGCTGTACATCTACTAGCTCTCCTATCTCTCCTCCTATTGCAAACTCCTCAAAAATAACCTCATTTAGAGTAGTAATTTCTTTAGGCTTTACACTATATCCTATCTTAAAATCCATTATAAGTCTTTTATAGTTATTAATTCTAGCTTACTCATAGCTCCAGCTCTGTACTCTATTTTATGTATTCTAAACCTCTTATTTTTAATAAGTATAATATCATTAAACTTTATTTTACTAATATCATCAGTAGTAAGGTAAGCCTCTATCTTAACTATCCTAGTATCTTTATGGTAAAGCTCATCTATATACTTTAGCCAGTAAACATTATACAAGCTATTTAATACAGCACCTCCAGCACCTTGATAATTAACTACTCCAAAATTATATGAGTTAGAAGTAGAGGCATTAACTGGATAACTATCTACCATAGTAAATAATAGATATTCAGTTTCATCATCAAAATCTGCTCCATTATCATAGCTATCTGTTATTAAAGTTTGCACTCCATTATCGTACATAATACGCATTTTATTTTCCCAGTTATCATTAATATCCTCATCTAATATCTGAGGAGCGAATATCTCACTACCTAATATACTAGTAACATAAGTAGCAGATAGCTCTTTTACCTCTACCTCATTCTCTACCTCATCAAATATCTCTATATCATTAATCTCATTATGGGAATATTTCCATTCATTAGGTTTATTATGATTAATAGTTATATAATCCTTATCATCTTCTTTTAGCTTAAATATTAACTTTTTAGCTAAGCCATCTATAGGGCTATATTTAATCTCATTATCATCTACCTTATTAGTTAAGTTAATCAAATTACCACTATCTACCCAGTCTTTATAAGGCTCTATTATTAAATTATTAGTATTATTTTCATCTGTAGTTATTACTAGCTTAAACATATCTATAAATCCCTTTATAAAATCCCATTGATTTACATCACCTCTATAATTAGCTACTATATTATTTACATTCATTAAATCACTCTCTATAGCAAAGCCTACCCTACTACCAGACTGAGGAGAAGTTGTACCTAAAGCTACATTATCATACAATAAACAATCTCCTCCAGTAATCTGCATTCTTAATTGCAAAGTATCATTAGTATCTAATACTATATTTAAACCACTAGAGTTAAAACTTTTCCAAGTAGGAGCATAAGTAGTACTATTATCAGCTATAGCCACACCACTAAATAAAGTATATATTTGCACATTACCTCCTGCTGTAACTTTTCTTAAAACTAATTTAGCTGTAGAAGTAGAGCCAGATGGATTATTAAAATATAAATTACCATTTACATTTACTTTTAAACTATTTTGAGGAGAAGTAAATACATCAGTAGAAGTATCATAATAATTTGATGCTGTACTAGTACTTATAGGATTTACATAAGTAGCAGTAAAATCTAGATTAGTAGAAGTAGCTCCATAAATAGTACTAGTATTAACTGGTACACACTGAAAACCATCAGTTAAAGTATTAATATCTGTAGCATTATTAAAATCTACAAATAATTTACTAAATTTAGTACTGCTTAAAAAATTAGAAGTAAAAGTATATCCAGCCTCTTTTATTATTCTCTGTACTAAGTATTTAGCTTTAACAAAAGGGCGAAAAAAATCAGAAGTATTAGTTATGCGAACTGAGTTGAATTGTGAGCTATAATGGCTAATATTATTCCATCTTACTAAAGGATACTTTACAGTACTTCCCTGCCTAAATCCAGAGGCATTATAGTTAATATATGGTAAATTACCTGACCAGGTATTTTTTATATTAGTTTCATTGTAATCATGAGATAACTCAGTAAAATCTAAATCTCTAAACACTCTATCACTTAATATATCCTTTAAATTTACAGCCTCAGAGTATAGAGTAATATCATAAGTAATAGCTCCATCCTTATGCAGTATATCATTAAGCTGCATATAGCCCTCAAAAGTATTAATAGTACCCTCCTTAACTATTATCTTAGTCTTTTTATGAGGATTAAAATTACTATCAGAAGTAATATTGTAAATATTATTAAAAAATAAATTATTATTTTTAGTACCTGGTATCTCAAAAGATTTACTATAACTAGCATCAGCCTCAGCTACATTAGTAAAATCATCTATATTTAATACTAAGGGTATAGGCTCATCTTTAAATAAATCTAGTACTAACTCTCCAGTAGGATAAGTAATAGGCTCTGTAGTATCTTGAGGATATGCTATTAATTGTTGCTTATTCATTATGCTCTCTGTATTCTTTTATTATGTGAGTACTCTATATCTATCTCATACTGAGCTACCTTATCATTAGCCCTAGTATATCTCTCATAGCTATTATTAGTTATTAGTACTGGAGTTAAATACTCTCCATAGTTAGCAGGAGCAGTATCAGTAGCATCATAACCTCCTAGAATATAAACTTCTGGAGATATAAATAACTGCTCAATCCAGGCTGCCTCCTCATCATTAGTAAACCAGTCAGAATTAAGGCTCATAGTTTCAGTAGCCAAAGTACTTAGCACTCCTCTACCTCTCTCATATCCGTACTTAGTAAAAGTACTATTATTCCAATCTCCCTTTACTCTATTAAATTCTGTACGCTTAATATCTGTAGCTCTAGTATTCTTTTTAGTAAAATTATAATAATCCCATACTCCAAATTTATTAAGCCAGGTAAGTCTAATAGTTTCAAATCCTTTACAATCTGCTCCTTTTTTCTTATACTCATAAACATCAGAAACTACTACAGAGCCTTTTTTTAAGTATACATTATATGTATCCCAAGTACTAGGTATAGTAATACCAGCACCTAGCATATTAGCAGTACCTACTCCTATATATTGATTATGAAAATTACTATCTTTTAATGCTAAATCTAAGCCAGTATCATTACCTCCATTAGCAGAAGTAAAAGCAATAGTATTAGTAGATAATAATACTCCATCATTATCATAAAAATCTACTAGGTATTTATCTGGGCCACTTAGCCCTGCTGATAATTTACCAGTTAAAATAGATAAAGTAGCATAGTCATTATCTCCTATAAATTGCTTATTAGTAGGAGCATCTGTAAGCATTTTAGAGGTAGTAGAATTCATAATATATTTATTACCATTCCAGTTAGTAAGATTAATACCATACTCTCCAGATACTAACTCCTGCTCATTATTATAAGTTACTCCATTCCAAAAAAGATAGTTAGAGCTAGTTAGCTCTGCTAAGTATTCAGTAGGAGCATCAGTAGCATTAACACTATACTCCTCTCCCCATTTAATAGTTAGCCTCTGTACATTTTTAGTATTTAAAGATATCTTATCTATTAAATGTATAGGCATCTCAGAGCCTGCTACTGCATCTACTCCTTTAAATTGAGCCTCTATATTAGTCCTAGTACTACCTAAATTATCAGAGCTTACATACTGCTCTAGTATATCAGATATATTAATAATACCAGAGTTAGTCTTATTAGGAGAGAATTTTAATTTAATCTGGCTAGTAACTCCTAAATTATCTATACATAATTCTGCTATATATTTGAATTTATAATTACCAGTTACATTAGTACTATTAATTGTAAATATCCAGTCTGTACCTACTGGCATTTCTTTATGTGCTACATCTTGTGTTAGTGTTATTGCCATCTTATTTTATATTATCTTTTAAAGTTATTCTCATAAATTTCTCTACATCCTTAGCATAAGCTGCTAATATATCTTTATTAATTCTCTTATAATGCATCTTAAAAGCATCTCTAAAAAACCAAGTAGGCTTAACTCCATAAGCACCTATCTTCCTAGCTATTAAATATGCTACAGAGTTTACATTACTATTATCCTTTTTTATAAACTTACCAGTGTTTAAATCTCTTAGCTTAATAGGTTTAATTCTTATCCATTTAGCTATAGCGCTTACTGGAGGCATCTTACCAGGTTTCCTACCCTCCTCTACATAAGGGAAATAGTCAGCTGCTTTAAACCCTAATTCTAAACCTCCAGATGGATATACTTTTAAATCATAGTCTAGGCTCTTACTTAAATTAGCCTCCTTAGTATTTTTCTTACGCCTCTTTAAATAAAACTTAGCTCTATGTATTACCTTATCAGCAAACTTCTTAAATTCTAGCTCAGTATTTTTAGTAGTAAATTTAGCCATAATTAATTAAAAAAATCTGTATTTATATATATCATTCTTGTTATGTGCGTTTTGCTATGCTCTTTTTATTTTACTTACCTCTATATCTTACTCATTACTAATAGCTTATAGACTTCTCAGCTATGCTCAAACACTATGCTCTTTTTTTACTGATTAGGAGCATTACTAAACTTAGTACAATCAATAGCTGCACCATTAACAAAACCAGCACCTCCCTCATCATCATAGCTCCAGTTAAAATTATTACAAGTAAAGTAATTATGCGGTAGAGTAATACTAAAAGATAAATTCCAGCCAGATACTACATTATCAAATCTCTCTGTAAAAGGCTCTAAGCTAAAATCTACATCATCTATCTGAGCATATACCCCTTTATTATCTGGATATATTCCTAAGTTAGCACCCTGCTTATATTGAGCTACTATATCAGTTAATATACCTAGAGTATCACTTAATACATCCTGCTCATTACTCTCATCAGTCTGCACTAAATCCATAGCTAGTACATTAAAATTATAAGTAAGCTGATTAACTCCAGCATCTACAGAAGTAGGTACTATATGTACTAAAGGATACTTAGTAACTCCAGAGGTATCTATATTCTCTATATCTCCAGTACTTACTGAGTTTACTTTCTGATGAGATATACTTACACATGATAAGCTATCAATTACATTATTATAAGTTGTATTCATTTAATTACTCTTTTTATTTCTCTCCTCCTCTAGCTCTACTTCCTTAGTATATGCTAGCCAATTAAGGCAGGTATTAACTCCCTCTTTAGTTATTTTATTCATCTTAAGTATATCTCCTCCAGCTATCTTATGGATTAAAATATACCAACCGTACTTACTTCCTATAGTTGCTCCCTCAGTAGTCTGCTCCTCACTAGCTTGCTCTCCTCCTCCAAAGATGATAGCATAGTTGTCATATGTTTGCTGCCTATATGATAAAAAAAAACCAATGCACCATAAACTACATCTATACTAAGGCTGCTATTAAATAGCTCTCTCCTCTCTTTTATTCCTTTCATAGTATACTCCTCTATACTATATTTATCCTTATCTCTAGCTACTACTTTCCTAAATAGTACAGCCATTATCTTATCTAAGTTATTCCAGCTATCTTGTAAATAATTATCTAAATCACAAAACTCTCCAAAAGTAAGCTCATCAAAATCTGGTATAAACCCATAAGCAGTACCATCTACATCTATAATCCTTTTTAATTCATTACTAGGCATAGTAGAAGTTAAAGTAGATAGCTCTGCATAAGCCATTTTAAGGTACTTTAAAGGCACTTTAGTTAGTTGAGTAGTACTAATACCTACTAGGCTCTCTAAAGTCTTTATAATAAGCTCTATCTCACTACTCTCATCATTATGTAAAGCAGTCATTAGCTTACTATATTTCCCTAAGCTAACCTCACTCCAGGAAGTAGGTAGCTCATACTTAGTAGCTACTCCATTATTATCTAACTCTAATACTCTCATTTTATATAAATATAATTATTTTAATACAAATTTATTGTTATCTTTGCAATGTTTTAAATCAATTTTCATAGTTTAGTATATGTTTTTTGTGTTATTAAGAGGGGATAGTATTAGTTGCTATCCTCTTTTTTTATCTTACAGAATATTTACCTCTACTCATTCCTAACTCATAATAGCACCTCATCATTAAAGCATCAGAGTAATCTGGAGAGCGCCCTATTAAATCCTTAATCTTATCTTTACTCAATATAGATAGCTTAGTATCTTTATCCATATTAACTCTCCTTACTTGTTCTAGCTCTTGTATTAATAACTCTTTTAGCTTAATATCATTAGTGCTAAATCCTATCTGCCCTTTATTAATTAAATCAGCCAGCTTATAATAGCATTGCGTTTTTAAATTCTGGTAATTCTCTCCTCTAATAGCTTTACTATTATTTACAAATCCTTTACACCTAAGTATATCTTTAGCACCTCCACCTACTCCATCCTCATCTACTATAATATTACTTAGCTTAACTCCCTCTCTCTGCTGTATCTCCTTAATCTTATTAGCTACATCTACCATACTACTCATATCTAATACTACTATCTCTGCTACTTGTAGCCCATTCCATAAATATATAGCAGTCTTATCCTTACCAAATCTAGCTATATCGGCAGTAATATACTTTTCTCCAGTAGGTACTACATTACTAAACATATTAATAATAGCATCATACTCTATTAAGGCATCCTTACTATCATCATATTCCCAATCTCCTCTTAGTAATCTGGCTTTACTTATCTCATCTAGTTTATTTAACTGAGCAGTATAGTGCTTACTAATATGCTTGTTATCTGTAACTAGAGCCTGGATAAATTTCTTATGCTGAGGTAGTGTATTATCTCTACTCTCTTTATACATTCCATATACCCAGCCTTTAGCAGGATTGCAGCTCATATATAACTTAGGTATTAATCCATACTCATCTAGCTTATACCTCAGTCTACTGCTTAATACATTCTTAGCCTTTTCAGTTATCTGATTAGCCTCATCTATGCAGGCAAAGGTTAGCTCTAAACTTCCTAAGCTATCAAAGTTAGCATCACTAGGATATAAAAATAAATCTTTTAGGATTAAACTACTACCATTGTAAAAGGTTATTATATTACTCTGAGCATTATAAGTATAGTGCTCTCCAGACTTTATATTCCACTGGCTGCACAAATCTAGGAATGTTAAAAAAGTAGTCTTTTTGAGAGCATCTAATTTACTCCTCCCTATTAAACCTCTTACTCCTGGATATTTTAAACAAGTTATAATAGCATAGCAGCATAGTAAATAACTCTTACCTCCTCCAGCAGCACCTCCATATAGTAGCTCTGTAGTAGTATTATCTAGCATATACCTTAGAGCCTCCTTTTGTTTAGCCGTTAAATCTGGGCTTATATTTATCATCTCCTTTTACGAATAAATAGGCAGAATAAGAAGTATAATATACTAGTCATCTAGGTTTATATTGATACTAATCTTCTCTCCTTTACTAGTTATATCAGTTTCCTGCCTCTCAATATAACCCCTGCTCTTAGCTCTAGTCTTTAAGTAGAATAGTATAGCTACTGGGCTATCCTCATTAATTAACTTCTGGAGCTTACTCTCAGCATTATCTATTAGGCTCTCTTGTATATCATCTACTATAGCCTTAAATCCATCATCCTCTAGCCAGTTATAATAAGTACCTCTATTAATATTAAAAGCCTTACAAGTGCTAGAAACATTACCAGCATTTTTAGCTAGTAATACTAGAAATTTCTCCTTATTTTTATCTGAGTACATAATATCCTTTTTTATAGTGTTGATTTTGTTTAATCTTTATCTAATAATAAATATAATTAATAACTACTTATTTATCTAAGCCTTTTCAATAGCATTTAAAGGTTGACAATCATAAATAGTAGTATAACCACAATAAGAGTTAATTTATTCATTATATTAAACATTTTCACGCTTATTTTTTTATCTCCAAAAAAGTGTACATATTATATTTATTTATCTCCAAAAAAGTGTTAATTATAATAATCAGCTCCTCCAGTATAAGATAATCTACTATGCTTATTCTCCTGGTACTTAATATCCTCAGTAATAGGTATCTGCTTAAATCCAAATTGCATATAGTAAGTTAAATCCTCAGATATTATCTTAGGTAATTTAATTGACTTCCTTACTAACTTCTCTTTAGGTTTGCCAGTATATCTTAGCTCATATCCTCCATTTAATCTTCTACTCATTTTCTTTAATATTATTTAATTTATCTATCTCAAAATTAAGATGGTTTATAGCCTTTTTAATATCATCTATTTCCTTATCTATTTGGCTTAGGCTATTGCTACTTTTAACTCCAGCTCTTAATAGGTAGCTTACTGCTACTCCACTATTATACGATAGGTTATAATCCTCTACTACTTTCCTAGCCTCATATCCATAGACTGAGCCTATATAATAATTAGGTATTTTACTCATCTGTTATATCTTTAATTAAATCACTATCTAAATTATTTAATAATTTCTTATTTTGTTTTCTAATACCTCTCTCTATACCTCTCTCTAATTTAAGGAGCATTATAATTGCTAGAAGTACTAAGGCTGCAAAAATTACTATTAATTCTAATATCATCTGTTTTTATATTTAGTTAGTTTATCTATTATCTCAGTATCAGTATATACTTTCCTAGCACCTTTATAGGTTTCTGGATTATACAAGCTCTTTACCTCTACTATATCATCTTTAGAATTAAAGTATAGTACCCATCCTCTAGGTATTCCAGAGCTATCTACTGCTCCCTCAGTTTTTTTAATTTCATTTATTAGGCTCATAATATTTTATATATAGTTTAGCTATTCCATTAAACACATCAGATAAACAAGCTCCACAGCTAGTACTTAGCTTATACTTTTTCCCAGATACTTTATTCCAGAACGCTACTGCCTCCTCTTTTTGCTGCTTACTAGCTGCTCTACCAGTCTTAATATTATTCCAGATAGTATCTACTTGCTTTATATCTTCTTTACTTAAATCCATTATTTACTCCATTTATTTTCTGGGCAGTTTTCAGTACTCCACTTAGCCTTAACTTCAATCGGGCATCCACATTTATTACATTCATCATTATCTACATTATAAAAAGGGCAGGCTAAACAAGTAAGCACTCTACTACTATATACCTCCTTAGT